CTAGCATCAGCGACCACAATCTCAGTATCATACCAGTTCAGTGGTTGCGCTAGTTCTGTTGTTGCAGAAGCATTGATTCTGTAGTAACCAGTGTTGCCCAACATGTCGTTGAAAATACGGAAACCAATCTCGTTCTCCTGAGTATTCTCGCAGAACAGTGTGACCACTAGCACATCAGTTACGCCCATTGAAATAGAATCAGCAAGCACCAGCGTGTTTCCGTTTTCAATGATAAAGTCGTAATTGGGTAGCAGTTTAACACCGCGCAATGTGACCCAAGTATAGCTCAAGTTGTTGACGTCACGATCCAGTGTGAATCGCTTGGTTGTCAACGAGCTGGTTGTTGTGCTGTCAAATGCGTCAGCTTCGTAGCCCAGTGCATCATAACCCACAGTTGTGGATATGGTTGCGCTGGTGGTGCCCTGGAACACTTGTGTCCAGATTCTAGCACTGTCATGGTTGCTGAAGCTGACAACTTTGACTTCGTTAGGGTTGTTTAGGTCGTAAACTGTGTTGGCAGTAGGCAACAGTGTGATCGTGTTAGCATCAGTAACAACAAAGTCTGCACCAGTTACTATTGATACCGCAACAATGGAGTTTTCCACAGGTGTGTTAAACAACTGAACGCTACGTGTGGTCACGTGGTCGTTAGGTGTAACAACATAATCCTGGAAGATTTGTAGCAAGCGGCCGTCCACTGACACTTTAATGTCAGTGTCAGCAATACTGTCTGGCAGGTCTTGTGCTGTGGTGCTCACGTAGAACTTGTTAGTCAGTCCATCAGCAATCACATGCTTGGTGTTGCTTGGGCGTAGACGCAGTCCACCAAATTCCACAATCACGTTGTCGCTTAGAGGAGACGCAGTGTAGATTGGAGAATCCAATGTTATACGATAGTCCTGAGGGAATATGGGAGTGTAAGGATATGTGGGGTTGCTGGTAGTTACATTATAGAAATTGGTATTAATTTCCATGAATGTCTGTGTAGTACTGCTGCCATTATTAAACAAGTAAACGTGAATTTGCTCGTTAGCTGATGGTGGTGTACTAAACACCAGCTTGGCGTTGGTCTCAGTAGCTTGGATACTGTAGTTGGTTGTTTTGACACCGTTAATTAGAACAAAACTACTGATACTGGTTGTTGACAATGTATCACCGTCAAATCCAGCAACTTCAAATCCTAGGCCATCATAGGTGTCAGTAACGACAGATTGTGTTAACCCAGACAACAGATCCAGTGGCACTGGCAAACGGAAGTCTGTCTTGGTACCGTTGCCGTAGTATTCCATGTTGGTGATTTCGTTAGCACCAGAACTACCAAACACATAGATATATAGATTGTCTTGTGGTCCCAGCGGATCCACTAGTGTAATTGTGCGGTTGACAAAATTTTGTGTAAAGTTCAAACCAGGACGTTGGTAACCCAATTGCTTGCTGTAAACAAAAATAGTGTCGTTTAGGCTGCCTGGCTGATCGTAACTGAATGTGTCTTCACCAGTCTGGCTGGCAAAACTGTGGATACGAATCTCGGGGCCTGCACCATTGTTATCGTAGTCAGAGCCAGGAGTTGAATACACTTTCATGTCCAGTGTATCAAATGCCTGTCCAGGCACCAGTTCTTCTGGTGCATGGCTGTTGTAAGTGTCAACAAACTTGGCACCGTCAATAATCAAGTCTTCAGCTCTTGTGCCCAGTGCCACATCAGCAAATGAACCATAGTAACGACTGTCATAAGTGATGTTGTCGCTGATGCTGAATGTCAATACTGCACCATTGCTGATGGTCTGCTCAGTGTCCATCTGTACATAGCTGTTGCCGTTGATAATCACTGATGGTGATATCACTGTAGCAGGAATAGTGCCAGTGCCAGTAATGGTCATACCAGCAACAATACCCACGTTGCTGGCCACAGTCAGGTACTTGGTAGCACTAACATTGCCCACCATAGTGGTGGACACAGATGTGGTTCCCACAAAGCCAGGACCAAAAACTAGGTCTGCTGGGTAATCAATACCGTCAATAATCTGTCCAAAGTCGTAACTGCTGACAGTGACAGTGCTATTAGCTGAGATTGTCTGTGCATGATCCAGTGTTGCGTGTACTACACCGCCAATATTGGCAAATCCTGTTACCACGCTGGGCACTAGGTTGGCACCAGTAAACTGCATACCCACATGCACATTACTGATATTGGATACACGAACATTGGCATTTGCTGTAACGCTAGACAACACAGTCACGTTAAACGTGTCCACGGTCAAGCCTGGTTGACCAGCGCCAGCATTATACAATGCCGCGATGCGATCGTTGGTATTTGACAACAATTCCTGATCGTATGGCTCTAGGTTGTCACCACTGAAACTGCTGCCACTGGTAAATGTGTTGGCAACAATGTAAATGCCGTGGTCGTATGTGACCAATGTGTCAGTGGTGTAGTGCGTATTGGCAAACCAGGGATACACTTGTGTCTTGTATGTCAGACGGTCAAACTTCAGTGTGGTATTGAAACTGCGAACTTTGCTGTTCTTCAATACTGCATAAGCTCTAGCGTCAGATCCAGAACCACCATCAATAATAATTGTGGGGTTGCTGGTATAACCGTCACCAGATTTGGTAACAACGATTTCTCTTAGAGAGCCACCGCTGACCACTGCATACGCTTCAGCACCAGTACCGCCACCACCAGTTATAATGATGTCAGGGTTTGACACGTAGCCAGTGCCAGCATTTTCAATAATGATGCTGTCCACTCGCATGCCGTAATTTTGATACCAGCTGATGTATTCAGGCTGTGTCCATTTGATGCTATCAGTAGATTCTTCACCACTGGGGCTTCTGTAGCGACCCAATGTAGTATCGTAATATGCTGGCACGTCAAAGTCTGTGACGTCGCCGTTGTAATAGTCATTGCCTTCGTAATCCAGCACGTATTCGCGCAGGATAGTTCTGTAGGGCTTAACTTCTTCTATGTACTGTTGTAGATAGGTCTGGTTGTCGTTCTGGTAGTTGTTGAACTGTGCCAGTTTACGGATCTTGTGTAGTACACTGATGAAGCTGGTCTTGAACAACCAGTCCACTTGTTTTTGTTCACTCAGTACATAACGGAAGAACACAAACAGGAAGTTGCTGAGTTCTGATTTCAATGTCTTGACAAAGATGTCGTAACGGATGCCGTTTAGGATGTTCTTGACAACAATTGGCAGTGTTGTTGATGCATTCAAGTAGTCAGCATCCACTTGCACTGTGCCGTTCTGTAAGGCAATACTGGTGTATGTGGTGCCACTCAACTGATACAGTTCCCACTGGCTGCGGCCGTTGTTTAGAACTTTAACGATTGCACCATCTTTGGCAGACAAGCTGACCAGGTCTTTATATTCAGGCACTGTGTGGTTGACCACTGTAGTAGCACTGAAGCCTTCTGAATAGTAGTCGGCATATGACCAAGCATTCATAGTGTCGTATGCTTGCACATCGTCAGTGATTACCCAAGTGTCGCCAGTGCCATTTAGTTCGTAAATGGTCCAGAAGCCCTGTAGGCTGCTGTCTTCTCTTACTAGCACTAGTGTTCCTGGTGTGTAAGCATCCACGTTTAGATAGCTGAGATCCAACAGGTTGTCCACATCAATATCCCAACGTCCGCTGGCTGCTGTGGGCACAGGGGTCTTGTCAACCCAGTAGTTCAAGTTGATCAGTTCGCTAATTGGGTGCTTCATGAACAACAGGTTACACCAGTTGATCAGGTTGACCACTGCGGCTTCACGTTCCACAACCATACTCTGGCGTGGTCTGAACGATACACCATATTTGTCTGCAACTGGCAAGTTGGTGTCAGGTACTGCTTTGTCTAGACTGTCATATCCAGCCAGACTGTCCAGCATCTTGCGCCAGATCTTGTCAGGAATGTCAATATCTGGGTTGCCCTCTTGTAACAATGTGTATTCGCTGTGGATTAGATCGTAATTCTTTTGCACATCGTAGTCAATGTGTAGTACCGCGTTGTCTGCCGCAATGTAGCTGTCCACGTTGTATAGGCCTACTGTGCTGGCATCCAGTAAGACTGCGTATTCCACGCCTTGTCCATTGGGATCAGCAATCATGTTGGTGATCTCAGCAATGCTCAATGTCTTCTTGTTGCTGGATTGTGCAGTAATTCCTGATACCCAGTAGTAGTAGTAAGTGGTCAAAACACCTGATACTGGGTTAACTAAAGTTTCCACCACATATTTGGTATCCGCAGGGTTCTTAACTGTACCAGCACCAGTATATTCGCTAGGCAGTTGGATACTCTTGACCCACTGATAAACGTTCACGCTACTACCTGGGAACATCATACCCCAGTTGGTGCTACGGTAAGTGAAATCGCCCTGCTCGTAGTCGATAAACTTACAGGCACTCACGTCCCACCAGATCTGACCCACTTGTGCATCGCCCCAAGTCAGTGCAGTATCGTAGATACCGCTGGAACTGGTGTTGTAATTGTATCGTGCTGGATCGTAGCTGGTAATATAATCAATATTCTCAGCAGCTTCACCAGCAATCTTACCCTTGCCTGGGTCGATGTAATCCAGTGTGACCACTTTCTTACCACTTACTTTGTTGTAAATGTACAAGTTGTTAACATAGTCTAGATCAACACGAGCTTCCTGGTTACGTAAACGTGTCCAGCCTTTGGTGCCAGTAGTATTGGTAAACTTGAACACTAGGCCTGCATTGTTGCCGCCTAGATCGTCTTGTGGTGCGCCAATCAGCACTGTGTCTCCAGCAGTGGCAATGGATGCACCAAATTTATCGCCTGCACTGATGTCTGAATTGCATAGTTGTTGTGTAAAACCAAACAAGCTGGGGTCTGCGGCAGTGTTACCAGGCTTGTCCAAGTAATCAAACACATATACACTACCGCCGTTGACCACTGGATCAGTGAATCGGATGGTGTTGGTGTCTAGGACGGTGGCACCACTGTCAAATGTTGTTGGCAAATATGTTGTACCGCCAGTACCAGTAACAAACAATGTGGCTGAATCGTCAGTCACAAAGATCTTTTCACCAAATTTGGCGTTGCTGGATGGCAATGGGTTATTAATTGTCTGGCTCAAAACGTAGATGTCCAAGCCTAGTGCAGTTAACGGTGCTGTGTTATTACCTGGTAATATCTCTAGGCGGTTGAATCCACGCACTGTGTCGCTAGTAATATACAGTTGGTTGCTGACATTGCTAGCAGTTACACCAGGAATTGCCTTGTTGTTAATGTCGCTAATAACTGATGTCAGTGTAGTACTTGTGAATACCACTTCGTATCCATTGATACGTAAGCTGTGACCTGCTGTCACGGTGGGATTGGTCACTGTGCCAGTGATTTCTGCATAAACACGGCCCTGATTTGTATATCGGTACACTGAACCACTGTCGCCATAAGCGCCGTCGTTAGCTGGACTGCCCACATATAGAGTACAGTTGTTGTTACAGATCTCAACGCCTGTACCAAACTTGTTGTCAACAACGCCAGTAGTCTCCGACAACTCTTTGAACTGTACTAGATTGTTGGTGTCAATAGTGATCACCTTACCAGCCGCAATGACTGGACTGAATGTGAATGTGCTACCCACTAAAGTGAAGCCAGACGTTACAACTGTGCCGTCAATGTACACTGTGTACTTGCTAGTAGGTGTGCGGTGTGTTGTGAATGCGGCTGTGACGCCGTTGGCAACAAAGTTTTCAGTTGTTTTATCAAAAATGTATACTGCACCTGAGTTGCTGACGCTGCCAGTATCGTGGTTTGGAGCACCCACAATCAGTTGGCGTCCATCTGTCGAACAGGCCACACTGTAACCAAACAGGTCGCCACTGGCGCTGTCTGATCCTGTCACGCTGACGTTGCCAGTGTGTGCTGAATATGTGCTACCGTTCTTGTAGTATGCGTACACCTTGTTGTTACCAGGAGCACCAACATACAACCAGCTGCCGTCGTCACTTACTGCCAAGCTGTAACCAAATTGGTCACTTGCTGAACCGTTGATGTTCTGAGTGCGTGTGTACACATTGCCTGAACGGCTGTACACTGTAACTGCACCAGCACTGCTGGTCGCTGTGGGATCGCCCACAATCACTAGGTTGGCTGTGCTAGTAACGATAGTTGCACCAAAGCCGGCGGCGCCAGCAATGTTACTGCTCAATGCACTGGCGTCTTGTACAAACTGTCCGTTGATATTGGTGTATGTGACCACTTTACCAGTACCATCTGCAGGAGCACCAACTAGTGCTACGGTCTGGTCACTGCTGATTGTCACGCTGGAACCAAATGTGGCTAAGTTTACGTTAGCTGTGCGTGTAATTTCACCATTTGCAGTCCAGGCATCTTGTTTCTTGTATACTGCCCAGTTGCCATCAGTATCGTCAGTGTCAATAAACACTAGGTCGTCAGGCTTCCAGCCATGTGTTGGTGTAAAGCTGGCAACGTCAGACAAGTAATCATATCTAACGCTGTTAAACTTCATCAAGTAACTGTGTGCGATGTCATTTAGTGCTTCAAAGCTGGACAAATCGTAATTTTCCAGTGTTACGGTGAAGCTGTAGATGTCGTTAATGCTGTCTACTCTAAACACACCATCAAAAATACTCTGGCTGTTACGCAATACCACAATGTCACCAGCAATTAAGTTGTGCTGATTGTTACATTGCATGATCACCTGCTGTGTTCCAGCCTCAGCTGTTACAATATCAGTGATATTGACATCAGTTTCTGTAACACGGTATACATTCCATTTACGGTCAAAGTCTTTGGCTACCCATACCAGAGCACCAACTGAGATGCTAGTTAGGCTGGCGTTTAAATTGGTGTAATCAGCAAGATCAAATACAGTTAAATCAATGTCATCTAGACGTGGGTAACCCGCAGTGATTAGACCTGCTGAGTTTTCGTAATCATACTGTACGGTGTTAAACAAATTCTCAGTATATGTTGTGGGCCACTTGTATAGATCTGACTTCTTGTAGCTGACAATCTTGTCGCTGTATACACCCGAGTTGGCAATAAACTCCAGATAGCTGGGTGTGCCAGCAAATTCAGTCTCAGGTAGTTCCACTTCCACATACTGGCTGCTGTCCAGTGCGCCAAACTCACCAGTGCGTACTGCCCATTCTTCGTATAGGTTGATGTTACCACTAATCTTGTCAAAGTTAGCAGTGGTCAACGCATTAACGCTGTTTAGTGTGCCCTTCTCTTTGATGTAGCCCTGATATAGTTTCAATTGGCTAACGTCAGTAACACCCAGTTCTTCCAGGTATGCACGTTTGCTGAATCCAATCAGCGCCTTGCTGTGATTGGTAAAGTCTGATTCTAGATTGACGTCATTGACATCATAGAATGTCTGGAACACACCTGACTTGTTGTTCAAGTTGGGCAACATGGTAGCATTGCTAATATCAGCATCAACTTCTGCCCAGCCGTTGATCTGGAAGTTGTCAGTGCCCGCTAGATCACTCAGCGCAGTGTAAGGTGTCTGATTGTATATGACAATGTCACCCTTGTTGTAATCGGTATTTGGATGCCATTCCGTAGTAGTTTGCTGGTTCAAAATAAAACCAGGAGTATTGGGCGAGCCGTTCCAGTCGGCTGTCTTGTAGCCCACAAACTTCATACGGTACTGACGGTTGCCCAGCTCGGGCTTGTAAATGATGTCGTTAAACACAGTGACATTATTAAACACAAAAATGTGTTCATACTGTACCAGATGCAACTCAACAAAACCAATAACACCCTGCTCCAATGTGACAGAAGTGGAGTTATTTCCGTTCTGGTCAATTAGGCGACTGATACGATATTGTGTTTTGGGGCGAATCTTGAAAGTGTTGTCCAGGATCTTGCTACCCACAGCAGTATTGTCCACTGCATCAATAACATAATTTGTTGAGATCAGATTGAGAGTATCAATGACTGGGCTGAACACAATTACTGAGTTTTCGACCCAACCCTGTGCGCTCCAGTGTAGGAATTCTTTAGCACTTAATAGCCAGTTGCGTGTTTCGCCCAGGTCATTAATGGGTTGGTTAAACACAAAGCCCTGGCTCTTTAGGTAACGCTCGTAGCTGACGAAGAAGTCCACCACCTGTTGTTTGGTTTTAAATTCGTATCCATATGGCACAGTCAGTTTGATCTTTTCGTAATCTTTGTAGATCAGTGCCTTTTGGTTACCCACTTTAATTGTGTATGCATCGCTGTTAACACGGCTGGGGATAATAGTAAAGTATGGATTGTTGTAATCGTAACCTTCCACGCGATATCCGCCAGCAGATTTGACTACAATGACCGCACTGTAGTTGACCTTCTTGATTGGCACGCTCTTGTACAAGTGAATGTCAAAATCTTCGTCAGGTACAATAACACTGCTGTTGGTGCTTGTGGGGCTGGCTTGTTCTGCCAATACCTTGATGTAATTTTTATCTGTGAAGCCAGCAAACTTGTGAACCAGGTTCACGTCGATGTTTGCCACATCAGTTTTTAATGTTGTTAATGGGTCAATACCCAATCCGCGAATGTAATCAGCTACCCAGTTGATATAACCAGCATTGCTGACTTCTGTTCCGCTGGACTTGTCACCATTAATAAATGCATCAGCAACAGTCAGGCGAGTGTTGGTCAGCTTGTTAGTCCATTGATCGCTAACTGTATTTTTGTAATAGTTGTAAGTGTCTAGGAACTTGGCAAAGTACTGTGCAGGCTTCATTAGAGCAAGTGCAACTTGCACATCAAATGCATAATCACTGCTCTTGGTCCAGGCACTTTCTACTGGACCACCGTCGCCCACTACCCAGCTGGCGCTGACAGTGTTGGTGTTTAGTGACAACACCACACTGCTGTTAGGCCCAAGCAATGTACCATGCTCATCAACGGGAATAATAGTGCTCAACCCTGGACGAGCATACATGTCATTGATGTATTCGCCAGTGTCGTTAAGTTGGTCTGGTCCGTGTAGAATGCGACCTGCTTCTAAGTCTGCCCACAACACTGTGTTACCGCTAGTGTAAGGTGCTGGGCCATACTCAGCTTCCCACCACCAGGGTTTCTCGCTGAAGCCCAGCATTTCCCATGCGTGGGTGTGTGGGCGATCAGTGTCATAGTAGTACTGGTAAATCTTTCTCCAGCCGCCTGGCAAGTAGTTGCCGTCAATCTTGTTGGTGCTGGCTCGGTAGTTCCAGGTAAAGTCGTCACCATTCTTGAAGTCTGAGTTGGTGCTGAAATCCAGTCTGTTGTTGCCTACCCATGTTAAGAAACGGTTGGCAATGATCTGATTGAACTCAGCCAGTGTGTAGTCGGTATTACGGAACTTGCCTGGGATAATTTCGTGTATGTCCAGACGAGACGCATCGTATTTGACCTTGATGTTGTTGTAAATGCGGTTTTCCAATTCAAGGATAACTGCATCACGGAAATCGTTAAATGCTGGCGTAATGCTACCGTCGTGACCCTGGATAACATTCATTGACGTTCTGTATGTGTCGTCTAGACGCAGTTCAGGAATGAAGCTGGGGTACATGCCCATTTTGGTGGGTGTTTCGGGAATCCAGCTGCCGTTGGTATTGTTATAATCCACCACAGTCAACACATCGCCTGCAACCAGTGTGATGTTGTCAATATTAATGGTTATTGCAGGTCGATCGCTGTTAAATGTAAAGTCACGGCCTAGTATCAGTTGCTCACCATTGCGGTACACCAGCACACTGCGCTTGCTGGGTTTGAACGGGTCGTAAATGGCAGCAATGTCATAAATCTGTTCTACTGTGGTGATGTTGTAGGTGATTGTTTCCTTCTGATCGCCGTAACCCAGCATGTCACTGTAATAGAATGGGAATGAGGAATCTTTAACCTGGTTAATATAAGATAATGCTTCGTCAACTGCGCTAATTGGATCCATGTGATCCAAACCAGACAAGGTTTCTAACGACAACAGGAATCTATTTTTAAATTTAGCGTATTCGCGCTGTGCGTATGTGATACTGTTTACAAAACTGTAATCAGGATGTGTCAAGAACAGTTGTGCAAATGTTACTGGAGAGCTGTGTTGTAGGATTTTACCACCAACGTTTTTAATGTTGATATCTCGCAAATTACTGCTACCAGGGAACACACCAGCGGATAAGGTGCTATTGGTAAAGCACTCGTTCACGTGGTTACGCAATTGGCCCAGTGTCAGGTCAGTGAAGTTAAAGTTGATACCATTGTATTCCAGGTTTTGTGGAATACTGTAATAGCTACTGGTAGCAGGTGTGCTGTTGTAGATCAAAATATCAATTTTGTCACTAACAGCAAATGTATATTCTAGATTTAGATATGTCTTGCCACGAGCAGTATAGGTGGTTGCCAGGCTGTTGCTTACTGGCACGTTGTTGACATACACTAGCAAATTCTTGACAGTGGTGTCAGCGTCAGGCGCACTGTCAATTTCAAATGCAGTGCCCATGTCAGTTGTGTAGATATAGGTGTATTGTTGGAACTGTTTGGTTGGTGTAGCAACCTTTTGCCACAAGTTCTTCTCTTGATAGTTGGTTCTATCCATGTACTTGTGTACATACCCAGTCTGTAACGCAACAGTTCCTAAATCGTATGTAAAACTACGAGTGCTAAAGAAGTTCTCAAATACAATATCACCAATGTTGTTAAAGTTGCGATAGGTTAATGGGAATCCCAAGTTCGCATCGTCGGCGCCAGTACCCACTTTGTATCCGAACAACTCAGTACCGATAAAGTCAGTACCAGGATACACTGTAGTGTCACCAAAACTGTTTCCACTCTGGTCAAACACATCGAACAATGGTGCCTGGTTAATGTTAGTTTTGATCTGACTTAGTGCCCATTCGGTGCCGTTAAACCAGTAGGTATTACCCTTGCGTGTCGCACCAAACAACACAGTCAATTGGTCATATATGGCAATCTCGCCGTCATCTGCTAGTACCAAATGTATCTGTGTGCTGCCGTCATCTTCTGGGTCAACTAGATTGACCACGTAAATCTTGTTGCGTACATTGTCGTCCAGGTCTGCTGAGAATATTACTCGCATGCCGTTGGTCAATGCGTAGCCATCAATAGTGTAACTGGCTGCACCTTCCACATTGCTGAACGCATCTGTTTGTGAAATGTCAAATAGGTCAATGTTGGCCTTGGCCAGCTTGCCTGAATTAAACAACTGCAAGTCGGCATCAAATTCAACGATTGGTCGGTTGGCACGAGCTGCCTGGTCAATAATTGGAATAAAGTTGTTGTATACCGCAGTGGCATTGATAACGTCAATATGGAACCAACGGTTGCCACGACTCCACACGTTGCGGTCCTGGCTGGCTCGGTTGATTGTCAGGTAATCTTTACCTTGTGGGCTGCTCTGACTTTCGTCATATGCACTGCTGTCAAATGCCACACTGTCAAACGGAACTTCCACGTTGTCCAGGAATCCTTCAGGAGTAATCAGTTCAGCAACTGGTACCAGTTTAATTGCACGACCCACGCCCTCAACATAGAACTCTTTGTTCTGATAGTAAGTAGGACTTACTGAATTATCAAACAACACTTTTAGGCCATTGGTAAACACTACGCCAGAATTGGTTGTGTAGCTGCTTTTACCAATGATGTCAGCATCCACATCAACAGTGGTTGTAAACAAGTCGTCTAGAATTCTGATAGTACCATATGCGTCAGGATTACTACTGTCCTGATAGTACAGTGTAGTTTCAGGTGCAGTGATAACTGGTACGCGAGTTAGATTGTAGTCGCCAGCAATAGAATAGTATTCTAGGTTGCCAAACTCGGTGCCTTCTTTAACACGAACTTTTTCACCAGCATCTACGTTGACTAGCCAGTCTAGACGGATGTAAGGATTAGCTGGGTCAGTAACACGATCCACACGCAAACGCCACACGCTCACACGGTAGTCAGGATCAACATAGCCTGATCCATCATAAGGCAATGTTGTGTAATTTACAGTAGGGTCAGGATTTGTGCCCACAGCCCACAGTTCAGTATTGTTAGCTTGTTCTAGGAACACAATGGTCTTGCCGTCGATATTACGTTGACCATCAATATTGCCCACCGCAGACATGAAGGCATCATAGTTCACGTTGGCAAGATCACGATAGTTCAAACGTGTTGCAAGATCGGGTGAATACTTTAATGGCAAGTCCAATAGATAGTCTTGTGCATCCTTGACAGGCACGTTAAATGTCAGTGTACCAGCAATGATACCGTTGTTAACTACGCCCAAGATCTCACGGCTGCTGACGTTGTCTTGATATGACTTTGTGCCAGATACACCTGGTTCAGTCTGGATCCAGAACTTGCTGCCGATCTGATCGACAGTGAATGTATAAGTGCCACCGCGCTTTAGGCTGATGGTGGGATTGAATGTGCCAATGTTGTTAAATGTATAGTTGCCATTGGTACGATCTAGGCTGGTGTTGATAGTGGTGCCAAAGTCCAACGAAGCGTTGGTAATGGATACGCGGTCAGGACCAGCAGGCAACCAGTAGTACTGGCTGAAGTTTACAAACTTGTCGTAGTCAATTTGTCCGTCAAAGTTATAGTATTCATCGTTGAACAAACGGCTGTGGTTATCAGTCTTACCATTATAAAATTTAATTTTAGCAATTAAGTCGGGATATGAATTTACATAACTGAGTTTGTCATACTCATCACGAATAACCACACTGGGCTCCAGCTGATAGTTCTGTCGTGTGGCGTCGGACTCTAGTACATATGGATCGTCAGTCTTGTAGTTAGGTAGAATTTTTCTACCTACAAATCCAGAGATCTTCTTGAGTTTAGGCTCTGATATTAATTTGTCTACAGTGGCAGATAAAAACTTCTTGTTAGTTTCGGTTTGGAAAAACTCAGGAAGTAAATCAAGAGACCTTATTGGCATATTATTCTCATTCTCATTTAGTTAGTAGTATTTACTATGTTGCCGGTCCAGCCCAATTGCGTTGCTGTGATAGAACTAATTACAGTAACATCATCCACTGTGGCACAGTTAATAAAAATCTCATCTGGGTTGCAAGTGATCTGATACATGCTACCGAATACGTTATTGTTGCGTGGTACTAATACCACACTGCTGACATTGGGGGCCATGACCTTGTGCAAGTAAGCACTCAGTTCACTAAAATAGAATGTGTCGCCAAAGTCCCAGTTGGTAATGGCAAAGTAATTGTTCAAGGCGCTGATTAAACGACTCTTGATCTCATTATCGCTGACATTAATATTGGGGTTCTTAACCACTTTAAATTCTGCTTGTAAGTTGCTTGGTGCTTTGTTACCAAACAATGGTTTAAATCTAGCAGTACTAAAAATAATAGTATCGCTAATGGGCTTGTAATCGTTTAAGCCCTGGAATTCTGTTTGCAGTTCTTCTGCTGTGGGTGCTGTGGGTTCTGCAATCACTTGTGTGGTGTCTTTAGCGTATGCACGATAGTCAGCATCAAACTGTTTGGTCAACACATACATGTCCATGATGTTGTTGGGACTGGGATCAATACGACGATTGTTAGGACTATTGTGGCGGTATTGGAAGTACAAGTCCTGGCGGCCTGTGCGCCAGATGTAATCGTTAGTTACAGCTACATTGCTGGTGCCGCCTGTCACTGTTAGTGAGTACATGGCAGCATTGGCATTTGCATAGAACAACTGACCATCGTCATAGCTGGCAATGTTGGCATTGATCTGTGCCACGTTGGCATAAGATGTTACCACTGTGCCATTGTCAATAGGAGCATAACGACTGAATGTATCATAAGTGTCGGTATCTTTAAAGAACACCAGCTTGTCATTGGGGTTGGCATCGGGCGCAACCACTGTGGTAAACACATCAGGATCATCAGGTATACCGTCGTTGTTGCTGTCAGCATAAGTTACTTTGATCTTGGTGTTGTCTTCGTAACCGTCACTTTCAATCACGTTGTCATAAACATACAACGGAATGGGATTTAGGAATTTGTCAGTGCTGTCTGGCTGTTTGTTTACGCTCAACACCTTGATGTTGTCGTTAATGATGTTGCCAGTCTTGGGATCAAAAATCTTAACACGGTTGTCAAAGTAGAAGCGAGTTTCCAACACGCTTTCAAAGTAGAAAGTCAAATTGCGATAAGTGACTGTGTATTGTTGATTTACGTTGGTAAACTTTAATAGCCAGCTGGAATCCAGTGCAGTACTACTGGTATCGCCAGCATAGGCCTCGCTGAAGTCGCTAGTGGTATCCAGGTTCTCGTTAGTAACAATCTTCCACTCAGCTAGTTCAGTATCGTATCTCAAACCAAACTGGCGATACAACTGGATGCTCTCTAGCACCTGTTGTTCCACCTCAGTTGTCAACACATTGCTGAACTTGGGGATAATTTCGCTAACAACTGCACCAGTGGGAATATTGTCACTTAGGATAACTGCACCATCGCCGCTGGGCAAAATACCAGTGCTGCCATTACCCTGGCTAGTACCGTCATCAGTTACTGAAACCACGCTGGTCCAGATAACATCACGTTCACCCTCAGCAGTAGCAGTGCCAGATACCAGCACGTTTCGGCTGTTAAAATAGTAACCTGCAGGCGCAGTAAACTTGATCATCGCGCCTGTGGTAATATACTTCTTATTATCGCTCACATAAGTGCCCAACTGTTGAGCAACATATGAAGATGATACTGAATTGTATCCACGGAAATAACCAGTACTCTGATTAGTATCAATTGATACCTTAGCCCAGGTTACTGGCCCAGTGTATGGGGAGCCTAGTGTTATTGTGTAACGGCCAAATTCTTCATAGAAGAAGTTGCGGACTTCTTTGCTTCGCAACACATCTAAAACCTGGTTACGGATAACTGTGCTGATGTCAGTTACAGTGTTAAATGTAAACGTAAATGAGCCGTCAGTGACATCACGATAGAACAAACCATCTTGTCCAAAAATGTTAGTGCTACTGTACTTGCCTGTGGTATCCACAACGTCCAAGTAACGGCTGATACCTGAGCTGGTACGGTTGACTGTTTTGACACGCAGGATGTTGTTGTACTGTGCGTATGGGAAGATATTGTAGTCTTCACCGTTGACCATACGGTTCTGTGTATAGTACTGTTGTGGTGCTCGAGTCTTGATATCCTCTAGAGCTTCACGGCTGCTGGCATTGCTGACTGTGCTCTGCAAGCTGGCAGTCAACGTTAGTGTTTCAATACGACCTGCGCGGCTGAAGTAGGGCACTGACAACGAAATGTTTTGCATTTCGTCAGGAGTAATCTTGTAAGACAAACCGTTGCTCTGGCGGAAGAACAGACGATATGTGCCTACTGGAATCTCAGCAAACACACCGTCGCCAAATACCAGATCAATCTGGTCGTTGCTACGGCTGCTGATTTCAAAAATCTTACGTGTGGTCTGATTTAGCGAATTGTATACTACGTTGTTGCTGGCCACGCTGGGCACTGATGTCCAGGTTTCCTGCACACGGCCAGTGGAATCCATCTTGTACAACCAGACGTCTGAGTTGTTGATGTTGTCGTAGTTGATGTTGACCACGCGGTTGGGTAGACTTTCAGTTAACGTAAAGTCAATATTGTTCAGTTGGCCTTGCTTAAAGAACAGGAACCAGCCAGTGTTGACACTGCTGTTGCCCTGGTTGTCATTCTTGTAGAGCATGTTGAAAGTACCACGTGGCTGTGGATCTTTCTCATAAATGTATGTTTTGTCATAGCTGGTGCCGCTGACTGCTTCGAATGGAGTGTCTACACCGTCCACGCGAGCGTTGAACGTCAACGCTGGAATGGCGTTGCTCAGGATGTTCAGCTGGTACTCTTGTGTCACCACGTTGTTAATGGTGTTAGTATGTGCTGATTTGCCCACCAGCTGACTGTTTACTAGGGCAGCATTGATGATGGCGTTGAACTGTTCGTGCCAGTTGGCATTGGTAACATCGTTCCAGGTGACGCCCACATCAGCAATGTTGTTGCCTTCAGTGTCAGTTACAGTTTCCGATGTGCGAATGGTATCAATTTTTAGGAAACCGCTGGCAGGCACGTTGCGCTTGGGTGTGTAGCTGATCAGTTTGGCCAGCTTGAGAATACTGTCGCGGCGCTCGGCCGTGTCTAGGAAGTTTTCACGGGCATTCAGGTCGGTGCGGAATGCCAAGCTCTGACCCAGGAACGCAATCAGGTCGATCAGAGCGATAAATTCGGAACTTTCAGTAAAGTCGTTAAAGTCTTCAGGATAGTAAAGACGCAAGTAGTCAATCATGCTCTTGCGAATGGTTTCAAAGTCGTAGCTCTGGAAGTTGGCTTCGCGGAAAGTCGTGTAGAGTGTGGTCCAGTCCTGGGCCGCTAATAGTGATGTCTGACGTGATGTGGTGGATGCCATGTCTTTACCTGTTTAACATATTTATTTGGTACAATAATATGCTATTTTTATGCGACAGTGAGCTTTTGGCTGTCTCTGTCAAAGTTCAAGTACATGACCTGACTCTGATCGTATTCGGAATATTGTAAACGAAGCTCTATCTGAATACCATGATCAAACTCAGTGATATTGATATCGTTTATTTGTAGTCGTGGATCGTAGCTGGCAATGCGCTTGACGTCGTCAGTCAGCACTGATTTTACGTCATCGGTCAGGTTTTCAAATAGCAAACTCCAGATCACAGTGCCAAAGTCAGGGTTCATCAGCTTCTCACCTTTTTTAATGTGGAAGTGATTGATCAGATCCTGTTTGATCAGTTCTGCATCTGTCAGTTTGAATTTTTTATTGGCAGCAACGGTGCTGAAACCACGATAAAGAGTACGCATCTGTAATCCTAGAGACTATAGATGTATTTAGTTGTGATTTCAGCCGTTAATTTGATGACGTGGATGGCGTGGTTGTAGTTGTCACTGGGTTGCCAGAACCGTCAACAACTGGGCGGCCGCTGCCGTCAGTCACTGCTGTGGTTGTGGATCCAGCTTGTGCATTAGCTAGACACTGCTTGACTATGTCAACGTGCTTGGCAATCTGCGCTGCCACCATGGCCACTGTGACAAAGCCCGCTTTGCCACCTGGATCAAATGCTGGGTTGGCCTTGTATTCACGGCTGCCGCCCTGCCAGATCACAAAGTCGTCGGGCTTGCCTACGGCTGCGGGCCAGAGAATAGTCAAGTAGATGTCTACTAATCGTGGGCTGGGTGCCTTTTTGTTCAGCTTGTTAACTTCAAAGTACTTCTGCACATACGTACACTGTTCCACACGACTCATCATACGCAGTGCATCAGTGGTTGTGCCAATCGCTTGTGCCGCAGGACCACCGAACTGAATCAGTCCAGTATAGCCTAGACTGTTACGGATCCAGGGGTCAAATGTGGCTGCTGACTCCAAATGCATACAGGACAGCATGTCAATATAGTTCAGTTTGAGGTTGGTACTGATTTCCTGCACTTTACTGATAAACGCCTTGTCAGACGCCCAGGGTGCTGGTTCACCACGGAACTTGCCGCGATCCACTTTGTTCTTGTTGGCTGCTGGCAATGTGGTAGTTGTACTGCTACCAGTAGTTGTTGCTGGTGCTGCCGACACTGCTGTTGATGTTTCAGCATTGGCTCTCTGGATCGTGGGAGTCTGATTGCTCTGCCCAGTTCTGTTACTTCTAGAATAGGGTTCGTGTGTGGGTGCCTCAGTAACAATACTTTCAAATTGTTCAGTAGCTGTCCAGATACCAGCCGCGTTGGGTTTGACATCTGGATGTGTGATCTTGGTGAATTCTTGCAGTTGTTCCACAGTGGCAGTGTTTTCGTCGTTCATGTTGATGTTAGAACCTTCAAGGTTCATATCACCCACACACTGTATTGTGCCAGTTGCGCCCACTAGTAAATCGTAATTGGCAATGCTAGCAATAGCAATCTTTTCACCCTGTACTTGGTATGCTAATGTCGCCAAATGTTGTATTGTCTGTGACTCCACTTCCACTTTGATACCCGCATACTGGTTGATGTTTCTACCGGCATGCATGTTAATATCTCTATTAGAGTGCAAATTCAAGTCACCCTTGGTACGCACGTTTATTCCGCTCTGGGCATAGACTTCAATTTTGCCGTCAGCACTGAATTCCAACCAGCTCTTGCCGCTGGCATGGCTGATATAGATCACTTCGCCACTGTCGTGCATGACAATCTGATGGCCACCACTGGTACGTAGACGCATTTGTTTGTCAGTGCCGTCCTCAGAACCGTCGTCCATAAAGAACGTGTGCCCACCCACACGGCTGGTGACAATATTTCTATTTAGGTCCACACTGAGTGGACGCCCTGGTGTGCTTATACCGAATACATAGCTGGGCGTTTCACGTTGACTGCTACTGGTGTTGGTGCCACGAATTGTGTCTTTAATCAAGCCCTGGTTGATTAACAACCGAGCTTGTAACTCATGCACTGGTTTAGGTAGTTTAAGGAAATCCCCCTCCAGCGCGGCTGCCACAGTGTTATCATTGTATTCCACAACAGGGGCAGTGTCCAGTTCTTTTATTTCGTCTTTAAGGGCGGGATTAACAGTACCCTTCTCCAGATTGGTTGCTGAAGAAAGTCCTGGTACCATGTAATGATTGGTTCTATCTGGCAAACAGGCAAAGTAATATCCCTTGTTAGGGTTACCGTTTACAAAGATACACAACACTAGCACACCTGGATCTGGTGGAGTCATCCACATACCATAACTGTGCTTGCTGGTGGTAAAACTGTTGGTTGTTCGGTTTTTATTTTCGGTATAGCCAAAAAACGGGCTAGCATAAGTCACTTTACGCCAGCTAGTATCATTGTCTTCATCGTTGCCGCCCAGTTCAGGAATAAAAACCGCCACGCGGCCCAGCTTCATAGGGTCGTTGACATTTTTAACCTTGCCGACATAAGGGCCTGGGTCAATTTTAGTTCCTGGTGCTTCGTCGGGTCTTGCCCAAAAGGGCATCCGATTGCCGACACGATCATCTAATGGCATTAGAGTTCTTCTCCGTATTCATTAATACTTACCTCTTCAGCTTCAACCAGATCTTCTTCCAGTCCACTAAAAGTATCTGCGTAGAATAGGTCAGCATCATCATCTTGCACTGCCTTCTCTTCTTCCCCATCTGGGTAAGCAAAAGCTTCTTCGTCCACATTAACTGGTTCAAGATAGTTGTCTTCAGCTGCCTGACGAGCTGTCTCAAAAGGATCTTCACCAGACACATTAATAAACTCCCCAGCTTCTTTGAGTGATTTGGTGCCAGACGATGCTAGTGTGGCCACGGCATCACCAGCACTGCCTGGTATTGACTTAACTGCAGAACTCACTTGTGCTTCTACTCTGCTTACTGGGTTGTCATCTGCTTTCTTGGCTGCTGGTGTTTCACGAGCGCCTGTGTTCTTGGCCGCATCAGCCACTTGCACATCACCACTGTCATATTGATCACCCAGCACACGGATACAATTCAACTTCTGTGTGAACTTGCCACCTTCAAAGTCATGTGACACTGTCAATACTTTGTAAAAACCAGTGAATGCACTCTGCATGGACTTGTCCATTTGCCCGTCTTTGCCCGACTGCATGAGACCAGTAACTGGGTCCCAGTCCACAGGAGTAATAAATTTGGCCAGGATATATACTTCACCATGATCCAGCACAATGCTCTTGGTTTTGTCATTTACCCAGTTTCTGTTCTTGGGCGCTTCTTCAATTTCACCGTCCTTGATACCGCCCATAAAAATCTCGTCCTGCTTGAGCCAGGCTGGGTCGCCAACAATGCTTAGATCCAGCGTGATCATGTCTGCACCACGTTTGACTAGATATTCAAACAAACTTTCTGCAACCACTGTTTTGGGATCGCTATTGTTGGACGAGTTGCGGGTGGCTGAGTTGTTACCAATAGGTTCCAGTCGACGCACCAGCATGGCTTTGTTGGTACTAGGATCGTCTTCCACTTTACTGGTCTCGCTGTCAGGTTTACCGTCAGCAGCCTGTGTTGTTGTAAAATATTTCAATGTATCAGGAGTGAACGCTGTGAAAAATCCAGTATCAAACTTGATGTCAAAATTCAGCACATCCACGTTGTGTCCAGTGTAGATGTAGTTGTATTCTTTTACTGGTCCTGGTATCTTGCCTTTGGGCGCACCAGGAAAGTCGTTCTGATAGATGGTGTAAGGACGCACAATGTATTTTAACTTGAGTGCGTAGGTGTTTCTGATAGTATCGTATTCACCAATGTTGACCTTGGTGGTGATTCTGTACCAATTTAGGGGGCCATCTGTTTTTAGATTGGATGATGCAGACTTGATGTCTGTGCCAGCTTGCGGATCATTCAATTGGTCACGAATGTACTTGCTCTGTCGTACAATTCGGTTGATCACTTCCAGCACACTGTCACCACCGCTGATACTGTGTGTGACGTTTTTGTAGTCCACTTGTTCTTTAGGCTTGCTCTTGTCATGTTCGTCACCAGGCTTGCCCTGTTTGGCATCAGTGGCTTGGACATATTCCTGTGCAACAATTTCCGACTTGGCAATGTCAGGATGGATATCAAATTCCACTTCATCCACAACACCTTTGGCTTTTTCACGCTTGAGTTTTTCTTGCCATACTTTAAATGCACCAGCATACCCTGACTGCCCGTTGGTGCTGGCAGTGGATTTCCAATTTTTTAACTCAGCTTCAATTTTGTCCTTGTCTTCCTGTTGCATACCACCAGTCTCATCATACTGCGATAGCTCACGAGTGTATTTTTTCTCCAGCTCTGCACGTTCACCTTCTTCAGCTGCTTTAAGATCGATCTTGCCTGCGTTGAAGAACTCACTCACAGTATTGGCTACGATGTTGTAACTGCCTGTTGCGCGGCCCAGTCGCTGACCAAATGCCTGATGGTTATAGGGAATTGCCTGTACTTTGTATTCAGCACCCTGTTGGTTTACTGTGAAGTCAATGCTGATAATTTTAATAGGGAAATATTTACTGGGTACTTCAGGAACAGGTGCGTGTACTTTGCCCCTGTCATCCCATCCAATAAAATCGATCTGAATTAGGAAGACCATCTCTGTCCAGTTTTGTATTTTTAACTTTTGTGCCAATATGAACAAACGCTCTAGTAGAGTGACACCATAGGGTTCAATAATGGTAAAGTTCATAGTCAGTGCGTTACTGCCACGACTCTCAGCATTAAGACCCACGATGGATTCCATTTTGAAATCCTTAAAGAACATGTCCTCTTTAAAGTTACCGTCACGTACAAACTTGGCATCAGCGCGACCACCGCTGGCTATTAGCACATGTTTAGGCACATAGTCAGGCAGTTTACCACTAGCGAGATCGTTGTAATGCTGTAGGTCAATAGAGTGCAAACTCAGATTGTAAGTGTAACTGGCATAATTCAATAGCGAGTTGGGTAGTGGTTCAATCTTTTGTGGCTTGCCTGAATTAACTGAAGTGTCTTTACCACTGGAAACTTTACTATCACCAGTTACAGTTTGTGCTTGTGCTGTGGATTTATCAGCAGTTGGTTCAGTGGGCTCAGTTGGACCACCCAGTTGTTCCAGTTGTTCAGACTCTGCAGGCTGTTCCCCATCCTTGATTGCTTTGGCTTCTTCGTCAGTTACCAGTAACCCACTATCTGTTTTAGTCCAGCCTTCTTTGTCAGTGGGTGCTTCGGGCGCACTTGCAGGAACAGTTGCGGGCGCAGCCGTTGGTGCAGTTGTTTCTTTACTAGCAGTGGCAGCTTGGCCAGCAGTAGAGCCAGCGTCTTTTTTATCGGCAGATGCTTGTGACGCAGCCAGTTGTGCATCAAATCCTGACGCCAGTTCTGACGACAGTGACGGAATTTCTGCTAATGCAGCCTTTTGAGAATCTATTTGTTTTTGTAGTTCTTCAACTCTAGCTCTTGCTCGCTCTCGACTGTTTACCCAAGCACCACCATCTGCGGCTCTGGGGTTAGTAGGATCGGCATCAATTTTAGCTTGGTTATCAAGAAAGGATTGTTTAGCTGCTTGTTGAGCACCTTCGTATTCATTAATTAAATTTTCAGTACTGTTTTTATAACGATTAAGTTGAGCCTGTGCATCTGCAAGTGATGTAAATGTGCCAACAACTGCTACACTGTTGTTACTGGCGACCACTTGCAGTGTTACACCACCATACTTTGTATCAATGTAATTTACTGCCATTTTATAGACCCAATGCGTTGACTAGGGTTTCCTTTTTAGGAATAAAAATAGTTGTACCTTCTTTAAAGTCCCAGATTGGGTCAGTAATGGTGTTGGGATTACGCATGGCAAACACCCACCACAATCTTGAGTCACCGTACAAGTCATAACTCAATAGGTCTGGACGATACCGATAGACGCCGTTGATTGTGATAGACACATCATCCAACAATTTGGGAATGGGTCTGGGCGTCATCACGTCCATGAAGTTGCCGTACATCTCAGTAGAGTAGTAGGGACTTGCTTTGCTATATGATACTGCCATTTTAGATGAATCCCTTGCTGATTAATCCGCCTGCGGCGAATGTTTTGAAGTCGAAGTTGTCATGTATCAACTTGCGGCTGTACACTGGCTGTAATGTGATGTTGATCTGACTGTTGGTGGGCATTCGCACTTTGTTATTTTGTACATTGATGGACACATAGTCCACGTCCTGTGGCATGGTGTGCTGGAAACTGGTCAACACACAAGGTACATGTGGGAAATACAATTTGCCATAACCGTTTAGGAACAACACTGGGGGCGGTGCGCCAGCATTCTGGCTCTTGCCATAAAACATTTTGGTGGCTGATCGGAAAAACTGGATAGCTGCCATCACATACTGTCCCTCGGCCTGATTTTGCACAGTAAAGTCACCAGCAATAGTGATTGCTTGCACTTCAGAATTGTTATAAAAGTAGTTGGTATAGTTGCTGTGTGTCAGTGACTGACTCTGATAACCAGCACTGTGTTGCACAGAAATTGTCGGAGTGTAGGGAAACACTACACCCAGTGTGGGTGCTAGTGGTTTTAGCAGATTGTTGCTGGGATCTTCATACAGTATTCCACTGCCCTGACCCACACTGATTTTAATACGCCAGTCTTCCTCAACTGTTTTGGTACCACCTTTAAAGTCAGACATTTTATAATTGACCGCAGGGCTGCCGCCAACTGAGATGCCTTTGCTAGTTAAGAAACTCTTAGCACTGTTAAGCCCACCTTTAATTTTGCTAGTCAGACTTTCTAATCGTAAATTCTTGGGATCTAGACCAGCAGTCGCGCTCTGCCCCTTATTACCAGAGGGCAATTCGCCCACTAGGCTACGAGTGCCTGCACTGCCGCCCGTGCCTTCACCATCCCAACCGTTGGGATTTTCATCGCCGTACAGATACTGAGACTCACCAGTGTCAGTGTTGTCGCTTAATAGTACTGGATCTTCTTCGTTAATATCAGGGCTGAGGCTGTTGTATCCTTCGCGATCGGCACCAGGGGGTGGACGCAAGTTGCCGTATTCGTCATACTGTTGATATTCTTCGTAATTGTCGTCGAAGCCCACAAACACTGGATTGTTGTTTTCATCCAGCTGATAACCCGGCATCAGGTTGCCTTCATCATCATAAGGCACGTCGTAGCTGGAGTCCACATTATCAGGAACAGTCGTGGTGGGTTCTTGGCCACCAGTGTTGTCAGGTGGCGCTCCTTCTACTGGTACTATGTTACCAAGGGGATTATCTAATTCAAAATCGTCGGACATTCACGTTTCCAGGTTTGGCTAAATCAGTAAGCATAATTACTTGACATGCACTTGTTTTAATTATTTATTTGTAGTAATATGTATGTGTTTTATACAGGGAGAGCCATGCGCCACAATTACTTAAACAACCGAGACATACTGAAAGAGATCCACAAGAGCAAGAGTACATACTGTAGTTTTCAAAAGGCAGAATATGCACAATTCGACCTGATTGTGCATGACATTTCAGAAATCAACAAGAAAGCGGTAACAGAAGCCCGCAAAAACCGCGCTGATCGACTGGCACGAGACGCATACGATGTGGCTGTTGCCCTAGCACAAGAGCAAAAGACCGACAAACCCAAGCAGGATCAGTTCGCCATCAAACACACTGACATCAGCAAAATGGACCTGATTTTTCGTGTGATGACCTGGGATCACATTCCCATCGTGGAACCCAAGAAAGTGGAAGTGGAAGAGGACTCACTGCTGGAAACCGAATACGACGACGAACCCGTGGTGGCTGCGCCCACCAAATACGTCAAAGTGAACTTTCCACCATTCCAGCATTGGAAGTTCAAGGAAGAAGACAGCGACGAACTTATATGTGTGGGCAAAAGCCACTGGCTGGGCGGGGTCAAGACGGGCAAATACAGCCGAGACCATGGCGCCATGACCAACAAGCTGGCACTGATGTTTATGAAACTGTGCGAGCGATATGCCACACGTAGCAACTGGCGTGGGTATACCTATAATGATGAAATGCGTTCGCAGGCTTTGCTACAGTTATCACAGATTGGCTTACAGTTTGACGAATCCAAATCGCAAAACCCCTTTGCCTACTACACAGCCGCAATCACCAACTCGTTTACACGGGTGCTCAATATCGAGAAGCGCAATCAAAACCTCCGAGACGATATTTTACAAATGAACAACCTGAATCCCAGCTACACTAGACAGAATGAATGGTCCGGTGGGGGCTCGCATTCCGACGATTAACCCTATAAACTAGATAGATGACTAATTTATTCAAGAAAGCCGCACTCTTCACAGATATTCACCTGGGGCTGAAAGGCAACAGTCTGACACATCTTGAAGACTGTTGGAAATTTGTTCAATGGGCCACAGAGAAAGCCAAAGCTGAAGGTTGCGAGACCGCAATGTTTTTGGGGGACTGGCACAACAACAGAGCCAACATCAACATCGTGACTCTCAATTACAGTCTCAAATGCCTGGAGCATCTTAATGCTAACTTTACTACTGTTTACTTCATACCTGGGAATCACGACCTGTATTATCGCGATAAGCGTGATATTCAGAGCGTCGAATGGGCGAGGAATCTCCCGAATGTACAAATCGTTAACGATTGGTTTTCTGCTGGTGATGTTGTTATTGCACCTTGGCTGGTGGGCGATGATCACAAGCGAATCCCCAAGCTACGAGGAAAGTACATGTTTGGGCACTTTGAACTGCCAGGCTACTTGATGAATGCCATGGTGGAAATGCCCGAGCATGGAGAAATCCGTCGTGAACATTTTGAAAACTTTGATCATGTGTTCACTGGCCATTTCCACAAACGACAGACTAAAAAGAACATCACGTATATTGGCAACTGTTTCCCACACAACTATGCTGATGCTGGCGATGACGAGCGCGGCCTTACTATTCTAGAATGGGGCAAGGCTCCCGAGTATCATGCCTGGCCTGATCAGCCCAAGTATCGTGTGTTCAAACTGAGTGATGTGCTGAACAATGCTGACGCCATGCTGAAAGCCAACATGCACGTTCGTGTCAATCTGGACATTGACGTCAGTTATGAAGAAGCCAACTTTATCAAAGAGACTTTTGTGGACACGTACAAATTACGTGAGATCACTCTAATTCCCATCAAGGACGACTCGCTGAGCGTGGCTGTGTCTGATGGTGAGCTGAAATTCGAAAGCGTGGACAGTATTGTGACCAGTCAGCTGTCGGAAGTCAGCAGTGATCATTATGATCCCAAAATCCTGCTGGAGATTTACCGTAGCCTATGATTAGAATCAAGAATTTAACTGTACGCAATTTCATGAGTGTGGGCAACACCACACAAGCAGTGGACTTTGACCGCAAGGACCTGACACTGGTGCTGGGTGAGAACCTGGACCTGGGTGGTGATGATTCAGGAGCTCGCAATGGCACTGGTAAAACCACCATTATTAACGCACTCAGCTATGCTCTTTATGGGCAAGCACTGACCAACATCAAGAAGGACAACCTGATCAACAAGACCAATGCCAAGAACATGTTGGCCACGCTGACATTTGAACGCAATGGTATTGAATACAAGATCGAGCGTGGGCGCAAGCCCAACGTGATGAAGTTCTATGTGGGCGGCAGTGCCACTAACGAGGACGACCATGGGCAAGGTGACAGTCGTGAGACACAGGTGGACATTGAGAAGGTGCTCAACATGAGTCACGACATGTTCAAGAACCTGGTGGCACTGAACACATATACTGAACCGTTCCTCAGCTTGAGCGCCAACGATCAGCGTACTATTATTGAACAACTGCTGGGCATCACCATGCTCAGTGAGAAAGCTGACGCACTGAAAGAACAAAACCGTCAGACCAAAGAGCGTATTACTGAAGAAGAATTCCGTATCAAAGCTGTGCAGGATGCCAACACACGTATCCAGAATCAGATTGACTCGCTGATTCGCAGACAAACGCTGTGGACTAAAAAACACAGCGACGATGTGGCCAAGTTGCAGAGAAATTTTGACGATCTACAACACATTGACATTACTGTTGAGCTGACAGCGCACAAAGCACTGACTGCTTTTAATCAGAAACAAAAAGACATCAGCGATGTCACTGCCGCAGTACGCAGAATTGAACTGGACGTGGCTCGTGAAGAAAAGGCAGCGGCACGATTACTCAAAGAGATAGCCAGCCTAGAGAATCACACATGTCATGCGTGTGGACAAGAGCTACACGACAAAAATCAGACTGAAGTACTGGCTACCAAGCAGGCAGAATACAACGAGATCAACCAGCAGATTGTGGATGCACGTTCGCAGATGCAGGAACTGAATCTAGCATTGGCTGAAATGGGCACTGCTGGTCTAGCACCCAAAACTTACTACGATCACGAAGCTGATGCACTGAATCACAAATCCAGCCTGGACAATCTGCAACAGCTGATTGATCAGAAAATGGCTGAGCATGATCCCTACAAGGATCAGATTGAAGAAATGCAGACTCAGGCGCTGGAAACTATTGATTACGAGGCAATGAACACGCTGACCAAACTGCGTGAACATGAAGATTTCCTTATTAAATTGCTAACCAGCAAGGATTCCTTTATACGTAAACGCATCATTGATCAGAATTTAAGTTACTTGAACAACCGTCTAGCACACTATCTGGATGCTATCGGACTACCCCATCAGGTGCAATTCAAGAACGATTTAACTGTGGAAATCACAGAACTAGGGCGCGATCTGGACTTTGATAACTTGTCCAGAGGCGAACGAAATAGGCTGATTCTCAGCTTGTCATGGAGTTTCCGTGATGTCTGGGAAAGCCTGTACGACCAGATCAACTTGTTGTTTATTGACGAAGTTGTGGATTCTGGTATGGACAGCTCGGGCGTGGACAATGCCCTGGCTATACTGAAAAAGATGAGCAGGGACAGAAACAAGAGCGTTTGGCTGGTTTCACACAAAGACGAGCTGTCTAGTCGTGTGCATAACGTGCTGACCGTGACGAAATCCAACGGTTTCACTGAATATGCCACCTGCACTACAATAACATAAATTTTAATTCCCCATCATGGCACACTAAGTAACATACACATATGACAAGTCCACAAAAAGCCAAAGGCAATAGCTATGAGCGCACAGTCGCTCAACATTTAACCAAGCTGTACGGAGAATCGTTCATTCGAGCTCCAGGCAGCGGGGCTTATGTGGGCGGCAAAAACCAGGCAAGAACACAATTCCTGCACGAGGGACAGATAAGAAGCTTTAAGGGTGATATCGTTCCTGGTCAAAGTTTTGGTGCTCTAAATGCCGAATGCAAGTCATATGCTGATTTTCCCTTTCATCAATTATACTCAGGCTCAATTAAAATCTTGGAAACATGGCTCGACCAACTTATGGATGTAGCAGACGCTGGCGATTTTAATATACTCTTTATGAAGTTTAATCGTAAAGGTTCCTATGTGGTGGTTCAGGCTAAAGCATTGGTTCACACTGGCGATACACAAAACTTCACAACATATAACTCCCCAAAACATGGCACCTGGTTGTTCCTCGGATACGACCAATTTTTTGAACATAATACAGAACGGTTTAAAGAGCTTTGCGCTAAGGCGTAAACGCACCCGTTAACAGACTACGTGCTGGGCGTCGTGGCTCAGCCCCATTGAGATTGTACAGGTTGTGCTGTGCTGTCGGAACTTGGGTGTCGCAGTAAAGGCTAACTTAGGCTAAATGATCTGGGCTCTGTGAAAAAGATACACCCCAGGCTGGATATGTGTTTGCTAATCAAGGCATATATCGGGTTCCGTCAGGATCGAAACTAGAGTAGGGGGTACAGGCTGACCGCCTCCGTGTTGTAAAACAATCTCTTCTGATTAGTATGTGTAAAGCACTCAGATGATGCTCTGTCACTTTTTCGCCTGGCTTCAGGCGAAATATGACTACATCTAGATGATACGAATCCCAAAGGATGTAAAAAGAAAAGAATGTATGAGCGAAAGCGAATACATAGACTTACGTAGTAAGTCTCAAAAGAATGGAAGTCCAGACTTTTTAGTTGTTTCCATGTTGTCTTTAACTATCTTGCTGATAAGTTCGCGTTCCTGTTGGGATAAACACATGGCATCGTCGTAACTGAGTCCACCACGCATGTACCAGGTCATACGCAATGCATCATCTTTAAAGGCTTTTGATTCTTTGTCGAACTGATCCAGCAGTCCCACGATGCTCTCATTGTCTAATGTCAAAAGCCTTGAGCGAAAAAACGAGCGTAATCGAATTCAATCTCCAGTTTGAATTCTTTTTCACAAGCTGAACACTTGCTATCAATGGGTTTAACACCCAGTTCTTTGGCGTTTTCTTCCATCCTTTCCTGCACTGTACGCATAATAGTGCTGGGTGAGTTCACGTAGAACTCACGAATGAAACGTGGATTTGTCACCACCTGATTGTCCTCAGTAGTGATACTTTCAGTGCTGTTAGCAACATTATCAATACCCAGATCAGTCATAGACTTGGTGTAATCTTCTAGACGTTTCTGACGAACTTCAGATTTAATAGTATCATCTACCATAGTGTTGATGATCTTTTGCTGTTCATATGCTACCAGGCTGGCTTTGCTGGCCTGCAGGTAGTTCATGGGTTTCAGTTTGATAGCTAGTCCGCTGGTCTCTACTGGTTCACGATAGTTGGGCATACGGATTCCACCCAGCACTGATGCCAGGTCAATGTCGTAGTCGTGTTCTTCAGAGCAGTGTGGGCATTTGCTGCTCACTGACATACTGGGTCCGTAGCTGGCAATGCGAATAGCCAACAACGTGCTGTCCACGTCCACTGTGGGCATTTTCCAGGCGTCCTTGACGTTGGGCGCACAACTTTCAATTACTTTAACCACGCTGGTGCCGTTCAACAACGCATCGGGTGTGCGTAATGTGATTTCGTCTTTGGTGGTCATGGGAAAGATGGGAATTTCCCCAGTCGCGGGCAAATCCAGTGATCCGTCGGGCCAATAACTGCCTTCGCTAGTCAATTTGACATATAATGCGGGTTGGCGAAAGTGTTTCGCTAATGGGTTTACTGCTGGTGTTGCACTTGGTTGAGTCATTTCTACAGTCCTATAAATAATGGATACTACCACATATTTATTGGCACAAACCCCCATGGATGATAAAGAATTAGACGCAGAAATTGAAAGACTCAAGCGGGTCAGCACTAGCCTGCGTGAAAGCATGGAAACTCTTCAGAAGGGTCTTGACGGCACCAAGAAGAGTAAAGAGCAATTGGTCAAACTGGGCAAGGCTGCCGAAGCACAAATCAAGACTTACGAAGATCTTGGTGAAAGCCTGATCTCATTACGTGAGCAAGTTAAACGCACGACCAACACTCAGGAACGAGCTGAAAAGGAAGAAAAACTACGACGTCTAGAAGCACAAAATGCTCGTGACAAAGCCGAGGAAGGATTCCGCCAGGGTTTAGGAAAAATGACTGGTGCGTTGCTGACTGGTATCGCTAACACGTTTGTTGGTGGTGTCAAGGCTGCACTGAGCGGCAGTGATGGTATTACTGTTGCTGCCGAGTTCATGAAGGGTGGGCTGGACACAGCTAACAATGCTGCTCAAGCTGGCGCAGGTGCGCTGAAAGATTTCGGTGCTGCCACTGCTGGTGCTGGTGGTAAGATTGGTAAATTTGGTGTCGCTGCCAGTATAGCTGGTTCTGCAATTGGTTATCTAAGCAACCAGATGACAGAACTGGCCAAGGCCGGTATCAACTTCATGATCACCCAGACCACCAAGCTGATGGGCGACTTCGTCCAGTTGAGTCAGGCGGGTGTAGTGTTTAGTGGTGGCATGCTGGCCATGGCCAATACTGCGCTCAACGGCGGTATGACCCTAGATCAGTTCAGCAAGGTGGTATCTGCCAACCGAGCTGAACTTACCAGTCTAGGTATGAGCATGGGCGATGCCAGCAAGCGCATGAGTGGTGCCATGGCTGCTGGTGGTACTGCCATGCGTAAAGGCTTATTTGCACTGGGTATGACAGTGGAAGAGCAGGCAGACACTGTGGCCAAGACCATGGCTATTATGTCAGGCCCTGCACAACGACTGAAAGCCAACGATGCTGAAGTTGCCAAGCAGACTGAAGATTATGCTAAAAACTTGAAACTGTTGGCAGCACTGACTGGCGAAGACATGAAGGCTAAGTCAGATGCCATCAGGAAAGAAAACGACACTCTGGCATTCCAGCAAAAGCTGGATGAAATGAACGAAGGCCAACGTCTAGAATTACAAAAAGCCATGGAGGGTATGACCGAGAGTCAACGCCGTGCGCTACGTGAGAACATGATCTATGGTACTGTTATCAGTAAAGACATTGCCATTTCACAAGCCACCAACTCGGGTGTGGCCAAAACTAACCAGGAGTTTGCAGAAGCTCAACGTGCTGGTGCGCTGTCGGCAGAGAAGGCTCGAGATATTCAAGCCAAGAACGCTGACGAAACATATAAACAGGCCATGGGCAACAAGGCACTTGCTGCCGCAGCCATGGCAGGTAACCAAGCTGCATCTGATGCAGCCAAATCACAGTTGAGTGACGCTCAATATCAGAGAAAACTTAGTGCGGCTGCTACTGAGGAAGAAAAGAAAAAGATCGAAGACGAATATAAAGCCGGTAAAGAAGGTAAGAATACTGCTGCCGAACTGATGCAAATCAATCAGGACTTTGCTAAGGAGATGCAAAAGATTGCAGTTGGAGCTCTGCCAGCTTTTGCTGATGCACTAAAATCAGTGCTTAACAATGTTAGAGCGTCAGTGCTAGAGGCAGTTAAAGGTGCAGCCAATTCGACAGGTATGCCTGCCTGGTTGGCTCCACTGTTGGGCGTGGCCACAGCATTGCTACAACTGTTGCCATTGTTAATTAAAAGTAAAACTGCTGAGACAGTTGCTGGCGGGGCTCAAGCCGCAAAAACAGCCTATGCAAAAACGGGTAGTATTCTAGCAGATAACGCTCTAGCAAGGGGTGATACAAAAGGGGCGGCACGGACTGTTGGAATAGAGGCGTATAACAGAGCGCATATTGGGTCTAAAGGCACAACTATTGCAGAAAGACACGCAGAAGGTAGAGCCGCGGAATTAAAAGCAAGAAAAGAATTCTTTGATAACCAACGTGCTGCCAGAGCCGGTGCTGGTACTGGTGCGGCACCAGCTGGCGGTAAAGGAGTTATGGGTGGCGGCGGTGGCATTGGTGAGACTCTGCAGAGTCTTGCTAAAGGTGTCAGTGCTTTTGCCACACCACAAGCTGCTCTTGGATTAGGTGCAGTTACACTAGCTATTATTGGTCTAGCCAAAGCCTTTGAAGTGGCCAGCCCGGGATTTGAAGCGTTTGGTAAAATGGTTGGTGAGATAATTGAATCCACATTTACTGGACTATCTACAATTATTCCACCAATGGCAGACGCAATTAAACAAGCTGTCGAGGCAGTGGGCGGTGTGTTAACTAGAGTGTTTGAGGGTATAAAATTGGTAATCCCACCAATCACTACACTGATTACCAGTGTGATCAAGTCAATGGGCGAAACAATGGGTGTAATATTCAATGGTATAAAAGATACAGTACCACCCATCCTGAATGCCATTGGCGATACCTTTACTAAATTTGGCAACGCGGCAGTCGCAATATTTAAACAGGTGGGTGAAACTGTCACATCAGTCATCAACTCGTTAACTGGATCTATCATTAAATTGAGTAATGACACCAACCCAGTCAGATTGTTGGAAGTGGCTGGGGCTATAACTGCACTGGGTGCCGCATTTATACCATTTGGTATAGGTGGTGCCCTAGCTGGATTGTTCACCGCAGGCGGTGGATTCAGTCAAATCATTAAAGACCTAACTGCGTTTGGTAATCTAGATCCAGTTAAGCTGGCGCAAGTGGCAGAAGCATCTAAAAAGCTAACTGACAGTCTACCCAGTGCCGCCCAAATGGCTGCAATGGCAGCATCAGGATATGTTTCCAAACTGACTGGTGGTACTCCCAGTGGTGCTGGTTCAAATACACCAGCAGCTACACCAGCACCCAGCTCGTCTAGTTCTGCTAGCACACCATCGTCAGCCAATGCTGCCAATAACAACACTGCTGGTGGAAATGACACTCTTTCAGTTATGAAGGAAATGCGCGATGCAGCCAGATCACAACTGACCATCCTGGAACGCACTGTTCGTGCGGCAGAAGAGACACTAGCAGTTAACAAGAAGATATTGAGTGCCACACACTAATTGGGTAAATAGAATAACAGAGAACAAATTATGACCTGGAGAAAGTATTTTAAAACCACATCGCCTGCTAACGTAAGCCCAATTTCTGGGCAAGGTTCAGCGGCACAAAGCGGTGTGGGATACCGAAACTATCAGAGTCAACTACCAGAAGTGTATGTTGGCCACCCCAACCGTACTGAGCGTTACAACCAGTATGAGCAAATGGACATGGATTCAGAAGTGAACTCGGCACTGGACATTCTGGCCGAGTTCTGCACACAAATCAACACAGACAACGAGACTGCTTTTGAAACAGTGTTTCATGAAAAGCCCACAGACTCAGAAATTAAAATTATCACTGAACAGCTGAAGCAGTGGTACAGCCTAAACAAACTGGACAAGCGCATCTTCAAGATTGTGCGTAACACACTCAAGTATGGTGACCAGGTGTTCTTGCGTGACCCAGAAACATTTGAATTGTACTGGGTGGAAATGAGCAAGGTCACCAAAGTGATCGTAAACGAAAGCAAGGGCAAAGAGCCCGAGCAGTACGTGATCAAAGACATCAACCCCAACTTCCAAAACCTAACTGTTACTGCGGTGTCCACTAGTGACACATACACCAACCACCCACAAGTGGGCGGACCCAGCGGCAGTTACATACAGCCCAAAACACCTTACAGCGGTGGATCACGTTTTACTCATGCACAAAACGAAGCGGTCGTTGATGCAGAACACATTGTTCACTGTAGTCTAACCGAGGGTCTAGACGTCAACTGGCCTTTTGGTAACAGTATTCTAGAACAGATTTTTAAAGTATTCAAGCAGAAAGAACTGCTGGAAGACAGTATCCTGATCTATCGTGTGCAACGTGCGCCCGAGCGCCGTATCTTTAAGATCGACGTGGGTAACATGCCAGCACACATGGCCATGGCATTCGTGGAACGTGTAAAGAATGAAATCTGGCAGCGCCGTATTCCCACTCAGACTGGTGGCGGCACCAACATGATGGATGCCACATACAATCCATTGTCAATTAACGAAGACTACTTCTTCCCACAGACTGCTGACGGTCGTGGTTCTAGTGTGGAAACACTGCCTGGAGGTCAGAACTTAGGTGAGATCGACGACTTGCGTTACTTCACCAACAAGCTGTTCCGTGGCTTGCGTATTCCATCCAGCTATTTGCCCACTGGTCCAGAAGATGGCACCATGACTGTTAACGACGGTCGTGTGGGCACAGCACTGATCCAGGAATGGCGCTTTAACCAATACTGTATGCGTTTGCAGAAAATGATTGGTGAAAAGCTGGACGAAGAGTTCAAAATGTTCATGAAGTGGCGCGGTATTAATATTGACAACAGTATTTTTACTCTGAAATTCACTGAACCACAGAACTTTGCACAGTACAAACAAGCTGAAATTGACTCAGTTCGTATTGGTACATTTACCCAATTGGAAGCATTTCCTTACCTGAGCAAGCGTTTCTTGCTAACCAGATACCTGGGCTTGAGCGAAGAAGAGATGCAGAAGAACGAGGAAATGTGGGCCGAAGAGCAGGGCGACGCTGAAAGTTCACCAGCCAACCAGGCTGACTTACGTAGTGTGGGTATTACTCCTGGCGGTCTGGAAACTGACATGGCCAATGTGGCGCCCCCAGCTGAAGGTGAAGCTGGCGGTGAAGCACCAGCAGGTGAAGTACCTGGTAACACTGGCGCCGCACCAGCAGCCGCCGCAGCCAGCGTGGGCGCACCAGCCCCAGCCGCATAAATAAAATTATGATACTATCAGAATTCACTTCAGCTAACGCCATGTTGCCCGTTTTCCAGAATGAGGAAGACGACAACTCCACTCTGAAAGTTTCAGACGTTCGTAAAACCCGTCTAACATTGCTACAGCTGAACAAGCTACGCAAAATGAATGATGTGCGTGAATATGAGCGTGAAAAGAAATTGGATTCAGTTAGCAAGCAATACAAAGCGGCAGCGCCTGAAGGCGGCGCAATGCCTGGTCTTTAATTATCTCCTAAGAAACCTTCAAAAAACACGCATTTAACGCAGTTTTTTTAACTACGCTGTAAATAGATTACAAGCCATAGTTTTAGGAGACCCTAATGAATAAATTTGAAAGTTTAATTGAGCACATCATCAATGGCGATGAAAACCGTGCCCGTGCAATTTTCCACGACATCGTCGTAGAACGTAGCCGCCAGATTTACGAGTCTTTAGTTGACGAAGACACAACTGAAGAAGATATCGAACAAATTTCCGACGAAGTTGATGCAGACCACGAAGGCGTTGAGCCCAAGTTGGAAAGCATTATCACTGCTGAGGATGCAAAAAGTCTAATGGATTGGGTAGACAGCGGCATTGCCGAAGGTCTTGACCCAGCTTTGCTAGAAAAAGTTAGCCAATTCTACGGTGTTGGCGTACAAGAAGGTCTAACCACCAAGCTAGAAGAAAACGCTGACAACCTATTGAACATTGCTTACGGCGGTGTTGCAGAGGCTGACGACGAACTAGACATGGGCGGCGAAATGGACATGGACATGCCCGGCGCTGAAGAAGGCGGCGAAGGCGAAGAAGGTATGGAAGGTGGTGAGGGCGAAGAAGGCCTAGAAGACCGCGTTCAAGACCTAGAAGACGCTCTAGACGACTTGCAAGCTGAATTTGATGCCCTAATGGCTGACGAAGCTGGCGAAGAAGAACACAATGACGGCGAAAGCGATCCTGATTTCGGCGGTGAAGAAGGTGGAATGTTTGGTGGCGAAGAAGAGCCAGCAGAAGAAAGCCTAGCTAACTTCCCAGCTACAGAAAGCAAAATCCCCGCTAACCAACGCAAGAGCGACATTGACATCATGCGTGAATACGTAGAGAAAGTCAGTTCTCCTTCTAACACAGAAGGTCAGACAGTTGGTGGTAACAGCAGTAGCAAGCCTACAGTAAATGCTACATCTATCGTTGCAGGTAAGAACGACATGGGTGGTACATCTGCTAACATCGCTAAAGGTGGTACAGAACAAGCTCCTGACGGACAATCTGCTACTAAGAAGCCATCTAATCAGTACACAAAAGGCCAAGGCAACCTAAAGGGCGCTGGCAGCTTTGAGAACGTACCTGGTGCTAAAGCTGGTAACACTTTCGCTAAGAAAGAAACTGCTAAGACAGGCGAAGAAGGTGGTGTAAACAAGACCACTCCTTTGGCCAAGTAAGGACTAAACGGCGATGACTTTAATGCTTCGTGAACATTTGTCGTTCGACAACGCCAAGATGGTTGTCGAATCGACAGATGAAGGCAAAACACTGAAAATGGAAGGCATTTTCATTCAGGGTGGTGTACGTAACGCTAACGAGCGTGTATACCCTGTGAATGAAATTCGCCAGGCCTGCGAAAACATCAACAAGCAAATTGGTGATGGTAACAGTGTTTTGGGCGAAGTGGACCATCCCGAAGGTTTGAACATCAACCTGGACCGTGTCAGTCACTGCATTGAAAAAATGTGGATGGACGGTCCCAACGGTTATGGTAAACTTAGAATTATCCCCACACCAATGGGTCTGCTAATCAAAACCATGCTTGAAAGCAAAGTCAAGCTGGGTGTTAGCAGCCGTGGTAGTGGAAACGTAAATGAAGGCACTGGCCATGTCAGCGATTTTGACATTGTCACTGTTGACATCGTGGCACAACCTAGTGCCCCTAATGCATACCCCCGTGCAGTATACGAAGGTTTACTGAATATGCGACATGGGCACAGGGTATTCGATATGGCTCGTGAAGCCAATGTAGATCAAAAAGTGCAGAAGTATTTGAAAGAGCAGGTAACTCGCTTGATCAAAGACTTGAAAGTATAAGGAGAAACAGATGTTAGATGCTATCAAACCATTAGTAGATAATGGCATCGTAAACGAGGAAACTCGTGCAGCAATCACGGAAGCCTGGGAGATCAAACTCGCCGAGGCCAAAGAACAAGTTCGTGCTGAGTTGCGTGAGGAGTTTGCGACCCGCTATCAACACGACAAAAGTGTAATGGTTGAAGCTCTAGACAAGATGGTTACTGAATCTCTAGCAAACGAGTTGGAAGAGTTCGCTCACGATAAGCGCAAACTAGCTGAAGACCGCGTCACCTTTAAAAAGATGATGTCGGAATCTGCTGGCAAGTTCCAGAACTTTGTAGTCGAAAGTCTAGCAAAGGAAATCAAGGAACTACGTGCTGATCGCAAAATCCAACAGGAATCATTCCAGAAGTTAGAAGCTTTCGTTGTTAAAGCCCTAGCTGAGGAAATCCAAGAGTTCGCTAAAGACAAGCAAGCTGTTGTTGAAACTAAAGTACGCCTAGTAGCAGAAGCCAAGAACAAATTGGCCGAACTACAAGCTAACTTCGTACAACGCTCAGCAAAGCTGGTTAAAGAATCAGTTGCCCAAAATCTAGAAGCTGAACTATCTCAGCTGAAAGAGGACATCCAAACTGCTCGTCAGAACATGTTTGGCCGTCGCCTGTTCGAAGCTTTTGCTTCTGAATACACTATGACTCACCTAAATGAGAACCAGGTAATCAGTAAGCTAAAGGCCCAAATCCAGAAAAAGGATATGGCCCTAGCAGAAGCTCGCAAACAAGTCCTGGAAAAGGCTCGTTTAGTTGAACACAAAAACAAAGAGATCAAAGTGATCAGTGAGCAAACTCAACGCACTACAAAGTTGAATGAGCTTATGAAACCACTAAACAAAGAGAAGCAAGCCATTATGGGTCAGCTTCTTGAATCAGTGCAGACTGACAAATTGCAAGCTGCATTTGAAAAGTATCTTCCAGCCGTTCTGGAGACCAAAGGCCAAATGTCATCAGCCCCACAAAAGCAGGTGATTGCCGAGAGTCGTACAGCCGTAACTGGAGACAAAGCTGCTAAAACGGCGCCTATCACCGATGACGACAATAACGTCATTGAAATTAGACGTCTAGCAGGGCTAAAGTAAGTAAATAGGAGAAACTTAAATGAAACAAGCACTACTAGAAAGCCGCTGGGGAGAGACCAAAGACGCCCTGTTAGAAGGACTACAAGGTTCTCGCCGCACCAGCATGAGTGTTATCTTAGAAAACACTCGCAAGCACCTAGCTGAATCCGCAACTGCTGGTTCAACTTCAGCTGGTAACATCGCGACTTTAAACCGCGTGATTCTACCAGTTATCCGCCGTGTTATGCCCACTGTTATCGCTAACGAAATCGTTGGTGTACAGCCCATGACTGGCCCTGTGGCCCAAATCCACACATTGCGTGTACGTTACGCAGACCAAATGACCGATAGCTCAGGCTTCGGTAACAGCACAGCACCTGGTGATGAAGCTCTAAGCCCATTCAAGATTGCTGCCGCTTACTCTGCACAAGCACAAGCTGCTGGCGGTTCTACTGCTACTAGCTACCGCGCTGCCGCAACTAGCGCCCTAGAAGGCAATCCAGGTCAACGTATCAACGTTCAGATCTTGAAGCAAGTTGTTGAAGCTAAGACACGTAAGTTGTCTGCACGTTGGACATTTGAAGCCGCTCAAGACGCACAGTCTATGCACGGCCTAGATGTTGAAGCAGAAATCATGGCAGCTTTGGCACAAGAGATTACTGTTGAAATCGACCAAGAGATCATCGGTAGCCTACGTAGCCTAGCCCCAACTGAAGAAGCATACGACCAAGCTGCTGTATCTGGTACAGCTACATTCGTTGGTGACGAACACGCTGCTCTAGCTGTTCTAATCAACCGTGTTGCTAACAAGATTGCCGCACGTACACGTCGCGGTGCTGGTAACTGGGCAATCGTAAGCCCACAAGCTCTGACAATTCTACAGAGCGCAACAACAAGTGCATTTGCACGTACAACCGAAGGTACTTTCGAAGCACCTACAAACACTAAGTTTGTTGGTACATTGAACGGTGCTATGCGTGTTTACGTTGACAGCTATGCTCCTGACAACACACCAGTATTGGTTGGTTACAAGGGTACAAGCGAAGCTGACGCAGCCGCATTCTACTGCCCATACATTCCATTGATGAGCAGCGGTGTTGTTCTAGACCCAGCAACATTCGAACCAGTCGTGGGCTTCATGACTCGTTACGGATATGTTGAGTTGACAAACACAGCATCTTCTCTAGGTAACGCAGCCGACTACCTAGGCGAGATCACAATCGCTAACGCTAGCTTCCAGTAATCACTTACTGGTCGCAACAGGCGATTATACAAAAACCCGCTTCGGCGGGTTTTTTGTTGACTGAATATTCGCACACTAAATATTCTTGTAGCAACAGCTACAGCTCGTGTTTAACACACATACACACAAAGGAGAAAAATATGAGCAAAACACCTTACGAGATCCGTCTCGAACTTTTGACCTTGGCCAAGGAAATCCTTTCAGCGCCAATCTACGAAAAACGCAGTCAACTACAGAATGAATATCATTCCAAGCTAACTGATGCTAACCGTAGTACACTTCCGTTTCCAACTATGCCTGATTTTCCATCCACCACGGATATCATCGCACAGGCTGAGGCACTGAAGAAGTTTGTAGACCAGGCGTAAAAATGAAAGCCCCGCAAGGGGCTTTCTTGTGGCTATACAAGCAACTGGCATAAATAATTTAAAATAACAAAGACTCTCAATGGGATGGGAAGACAGGGCCCCCGGCAGCAATGCTGGGGGTTTTCTGTTTTCAGCTAAATAGATAGTACGACTTACACAGGGTAAGTTTTATGCGGAAGTTCAACCGCGTACGGCCTAGAACGCCGTGATTTTTAAGGAGAAAATAAAATGGGACGTCCTCTAAACAAGAAATATTTCGGTAACCGCAACCAGGGTACCGGTGGTTACGAAGTAACTGGTAACCTATCTAACAGCCAAAACTATGCTGACGATCGTATCGGCGGTGAAGGCGTTGACTATATCAACTGGTCAACACTAGGTGCTTTCCGTGGTAACGGTACATTTGGTATCACTGGCCTAGCATTGCCAGCACCATCCCTACCAGGCGGTGTGCAAGCAACTTGGACCTTGCTATTTGAAGTTGAAGGTGTTTCAACTGGTGCAGGTAAAACTAACCTAGCAGTTGGCGACACTTTTGGCCACGCAAGCATTCCTGGATTGATCGCTAAAGTAACTGACCTGAGTGGTGCTAACGCGGTATTCAGCGTAACAGCCTCTGGCGCTAGCCGTGGTAACGCACTTGCTTATGCTTCATTATTGGCAGACACACAGGGCCTAACATTAACAAAGATTGCTGGTAGTGGTACTGCTAGCACGTTCCTAGTTGACTTAAACTACCGCGTCAAGTCAGCCGCTATTGTTGAAAAAGGTTCTGGTTACACTGGTACAGAAACATTCACAGCAGTTGTAACAGGTAACGGCGGTTCACAGACTGCTCCAGCAGGTACACTAGTGTTGACTACTGACAGCGGTGCAGTTGGTTCATCAACTAACCAAGAAAACGCTATCATCATGTACGCTAACACAAGTGGTTCAGGTTCTACAGGCCTCGCCGCTGACGTTATCAAACAAGTGAACACACGCACTTACAAAGTCAAAACATCTGACGGTATTGGTAAAGTAAAACTAAGTACTGATTCTACACCTGCTACAGGTTATGCTTATATGGTTGCCACTTCTGCATCTGGCGCAACTTATTATGTTACCAAGCTGACAGCACACCGAGCTACACTGGTTGCCAAGACTGGTGACGAGGCACTGGACGGTATGTCAGTACAGTGGACATTGGGTTCACCAACTGGTTCTATTGTACAGATCGAAAATGCCTAAGCATTGACGACTTAACGGAACAGGGTTACTGCAAAGTAACCCTTTCTGTTTTGAAAGCAAATAAATAAACAATAACCAGAGAGTATTTTATGGCAGCTATTAAACGCATTAATTCAGGATCATACAGCATCGTTCTTGCCGATGGCACTAGCAATCTGAATATCACTGCTGGAAATGTGGCAATCACAGGCAACTTAACTACATCTGGCTCACAAGTATTAAAATCAAGTATTAGCGGAACAAACATCACTACTCTAGCACTGGACTTTTCCAATGGCGGGGATTCTCTAGTGCATCGCAAGTGCATCCAGGACGTGACTGTCAGCTATTCCAATGTACAAGCTGGGCGAGCAATTGATGTGGTTATCCAGAACGCCACCAGCGCCAACGTGACTATCACACTGCCCAATGCACATAACAACCTGAAGTCCAACAACTTTTCTATAACTCAAAATACTGTGGCTAGCATGAGATTCTTAAGTTTTGATACCAACAGCGCCAACGTGGCTGTTTCTATCAATAACAGCTAATCGTTGCGCGATAGCAAAAGTAATTCTGATAGCTAAATACATAAACTGGTTCGATTTATGCAGGACCACAGAAGTTATGGAAAATTGACATGGCGAATACCAATTTCGTAGTAAAAAATGGCCTAACCGTAGGCAATTTAACCGTTGATGCAAACGGCGTAGTCGCCACATCCGGTAATATCTCTACCACTGGAACATTTTTAGGTAATATTACTGGAACTGGTAACAGCAGCATTGCCAACTTATCCGTAACCAGTAACGTAGCAAGTACCAGCAAGACCACAGGCGCACTGATTGTAACAGGCGGTGTGGGCGTTAGCGGCAACCTGCAGGCTAACGCAATTTATACAGACAACCATTTGTTCGCCAACGGCGTGAACATCTTAACAACACTGACCTCTAGTGTTGACACTGTCAGTAACGCACTGAGCGTTGAGACGGTAAATCGTGTCAGTGCAGACAACGCACTAAGCGTCAGAGTTGATACAGTCAGCAATGCAGTTAGTATTGTAAGTCAAGCCCTATCAGTTGAGACGGCCAACCGCATATCTGCAGGCAATGCTCTAAGCGTTCGCATTGATACACAAAGTAATGCCATCAGCGTTCTAAGCCAACAGGTATCAGTACTGAGTGTACAAATTAACACTGTCAGCAATGCGGTATCAGTTGTAAGTCAGGCATTGAGTGTTGAGACTGCTAACCGTATTTCGGCAGTCAATGTTGTAAGCAATGCAGTCAGCATTGTCAGTCAAGCCCTATCAGTTGAAACGGTAAACAGAACTAGTGCAGATAATGCACTGAGTGTTCGTATTGACACCGCCAGCAACGCAGTCAGCATTGTAAGCCAAGCCTTATCAGTTGAAACAGTAAACCGTGTCAGTGCTGATAACGCACTGAGTGTTCGTGTTGACACTGTTAGTAACGCAGTATCTATCGTCAGCAACGCACTGAGCGTTGAGACAGCAAACAGAATTTCCGCAGACAATGCCTTAAGCAATTTAATTAGCGCATTGAGCAACTCAATTTCAGTCACATACGTCCACAAATCGGGCGACACGATGACTGGCAACTTGTTGGTTCCTAACCTACAAGTAACAAGTTCACTAAACAGTTCATCAACATCAAGTGGCGCATTAGTTGTCACTGGTGGTGTTGGTATTGGTGCCAACCTGAACGTGGGTGGTATTGGTAACTTCTACAGCAACGTTGTAATTACTGGTAACCTGATTGTTCAAGGTAATACCACAGTTGTTGGTAGCAACAACTTTGCCACAACCGACAACGTGATGGAGCTTCATGCTGCCAACATTGCCAATGTTGCACAACCCTGGACACTAGACGACGGTAAAGATATCGGTTTCCGTTTCCACTATTACAAGTCTGGTGCCGACAACAATGCCTTCCTGGGATTTGCCAATGACACCAGTTACCTAGAGTGGTATGGATCAGGTGCTGAAGGTGTTAATACTTTTACTGGTACCTATGGTACATTCAAGACTGGTAATTTGATTCTAACTGGCGATGCCACCATCAATGGTGTCAGCGTATTAGCAAGATTTGATACACTAAGCAATGCCATTTCAGTCGTAAGCCAAGCAGTATCAGTAGAGACCGCAAATAGAACATCAGCTGATAACGCATTAAGTGTCCGTATCGACACAGTCAGTAATGCGGTCAGTATTGTAAGTCAGGCACTGTCAGTTGAGACCGCAAATAGAACATCAGCTGATAACGCATTAAGTGTTCGCATTGACACTGTCAGTAATGCAGTATCAGTTGTTAGCAATGCACTAAGCGCAGAAATTGTCAACCGTATCAGTGCAGATAATGCACTAAGCAATTTAATCAGTGCAGAGATAGTCAACCGTACCAGTGCTGACAACGCCCTAAGCGTTCGTATTGATACTGTCAGCAATGCAGTATCACTTGAAATTGCAAATAGAACAAGTGCAGATAACGCATTGAGTGTTCGCATCGATACAGTCAGTAATGCGGTATCAGTAGTAAGTCAGGCCCTATCAGTTGAAACTGCCAACCGAATTTCAGCTGTAAACGTGGTCAGCAACGCAGTGAGCGTTGAGATTGCCAACCGTACTAGTGCTGATAATGCCCTAAGTGTAAGAATTGATACCGTCAGCAATGCGGTGTCCATTGTCAGCAATGCATTAAGCGTAGAGACGGCAAATAGAACAAGTGCTGACAATGCACTGAGCGTTCGCATTGATACAGTCAGTAATGCGGTATCACTTGAAATTGTCAACCGTACTAGTGCAGTAAACGCATTGAGTAACAGCATCAGTGTTACATACGCACCCAAGGCCAACCCTGCATTTACTGGCAATGTCACAATTAACACCAGCAGTAGCTTTAGTGCTAATGCGGTAACAGCCGCTGGCGTAACACAGACTCAGATTGACAGTTTCCCAATCACAGATTTCAGAACAGTTAAATATATTGTTCAAGTATATGACAACGGTGGTACTGTTAAGTATCACAGCAGTGAGATTTTAATCGTACATGATGACACCAGTGTTTACATGGTAGAGTACGGCGAAATAACATCAAACGGAACGATCGGAACCTTTACGGCCACTATCCAGACCGGTATTGTGAAATTGTTGTTTACTGGATCAGCTTCTGGTACCAACAAGACCGTCAAAGTACAAAGGACAGCAGTTGTGACCTAATACTTTTATTCATTATTAGTATTGGGTCCGCTTTAGTGGAGAGTGAAACTAAGTGGCAATTAACAAAGATTTCGTCGTCAAGAATGGCATTTCAGTTGCGGCTGATGCCAACGTTGCTGGTAACGTAAATATCACCAGCAATATCAGTAGTACCAGCACCAGCACGGGTGCATTAAAGGTCACTGGCGGCGCAGGCATTACCGGAAACGTTAATACAGGTGCCATTTACACAGACAACTATTACTGGGCCAATGGTACACCATTCGTCAGTAGTGCATTCAAATATACCGCATCCAATACCGCGCCCACTAGTCCCAGCAACGGTGACGAGTGGTTCAATACAGACACCAATACATTGTATGTTCGTGCCAATGACGGCACCAGCTCATTCTGGTTAGACTTAACCACAACCCCACAAGTTACATCGACGCCCAATCTGTCGATCACTGACTCCACTGCCAGCGGTAACCTGACAACTGGTGCATTAACTGTTGCTGGCGGCGCTGGCATTTCTGGTAATTTACGGGCCAATGCAGTCTATACAGACAATTATTACTATGCCAACGGCGTGGCATTTAGCCCAGATGCTATCAGCAACACACTGAGTATTGAAACTGTAAACCGTGTAAGTGCAGATAATGCACTGAGCGTTCGCATCGATACTGTCAGCAATGCAGTGTCCATTGTCAGCAACGCATTGAGTGTTGAGACGGTAAACAGAACAAGTGCTGACAATGCACTGAGTTTGCGTATTGATGCAATCAGCAATTATGCGTCAGTAACCAGTCAACAACTGTCAGTTGAGACTGCCAATAGAACGTCCGCAGATAACGCACTGAGCGTTCGTGTTGACACTGTTAGCAATGCAGTGTCTGTTGTTAGTCAGGCACTATCACTCGAAACAGTTAACCGAACAAGTGCTGACAATGCACTGAGTTTGCGTATTGATGCAATCAGTAACTATGCGTCAGTGACTAGCCAACAGTTGTCCGCTGAAATTGCCAACAGAACATCGGCTGACAATGCACTGAGTGTTCGCGTTGACACTGTTAGCAATGCAGTGTCAGTTGTCAGCCAGGCCCTGAGTGTTGAAACAGCCAACCGTATCAGCGCAGTTAATGTGGTTAGTAATGCAGTGTTAGTTGTCAGCCAGGCCCTGAGTGTTGAAATCGCAAACAGAACGTCGGCTGACAATGCGTTAAGTGTCAGAATTGATACCGCAAGCAATGCAGTCAGCATTGTTAGCCAGGCATTGAGTGTTGAAACCGTAAACAGAACGTCAGCCGACAATGCACTGAGTGTTCGTGTTGACACTGTTAGTAATGCAGTAAGTAACGAAATATCCAATCGCATCAGTGCTGATAATGCGCTGGGTTTAAGAATTGATACTGTCAGCAATGCAGTCAGTATTGTAAGCCAAGCACTGAGTGTAGAAACTGTCAACCGCACTAGTGCAGATAATGCACTGAGCGTTCGTGTTGATACGGTCAGTAATGCCGTTTCAATTGTCAGTCAGGCACTGAGTGTAGAAACTGCTAATCGCATCTCAGCAGTCAATGTGGTCAGTAATGCACTATCAGTTGAGATAGCAAATAGAACATCAGCTGACAATGCACTAAGCAATCTGATTAGTGCATTAAGCAATAACATTTCTGTTAACTATGCCCGTTTGAGTGGTGCAACATTCAGCGGCAACGTTACTATTGCAGCCAACTTGGTCGTCAGTGGCAATACTACGATTATTGGTAGTAACAATTACGCCACCACTGACAACATTATTGAATTACATACACCCAATGTGGCCAATATTGCACAACCTTGGAGTGTAGACGACGGTAAAGACATTGGTATTAGAATTCACTATTACAAGTCAGGTGCTGATAACAATGCTTTCCTTGGCTTTGCAAATGATACCAGTTACCTAGAATGGTATGGATCAGGTGCAGAAGGTGGTAATGTCTTTACCGGTACTTACGGCACATTTAAGACTGGTAACCTAATCTTAACTGGCGACGCTACTATTAGCGGTGTCAGTGTGTTGGCAAAGCTGGATTCATTAAGCAATTCTATATCAGTTGTCAGTCAAGCCCTATCAGTTGAGACAGCCAACCGCATTAGCGCGGTTAACGTGGTCAGCAATGCAGTTAGTATCGTAAGTCAAGCCCTATCAGTTGAGACAGTCAATCGCGTAAGCGCAGATAACGCATTGAGCGTTCGAATTGATACAGTCAGCAATGCCGTATCAGTCGTAAGTCAGGCATTATCAGTAGAAACTGCTAATAGAGTATCAGCAGTAAACGTAGTCAGTAACGCATTATCAGTTGAGATAGCAAACAGAATATCCGCAGACAATGCCCTAAGTAATCTAATTTCTGCGCTGAGTAATAGTGTATCAGTCACGTATGCACCCAAGGCCAATCCCACATTCACTGGTACACTAACTGGCGACATCATTGCGTCTACAAATAATGGCAACGGTACTAACTTTAAAGTTGGTGATGACATATGGATTGGTGATGTTAACCAAGCCAATGCCTTGCGTCTGACAGGCCAACAAGATGGTACTCAGGGTTACATTATATTTGGTAACAGTAACACTCAGACATTGGGTCGTAGTGGCACTGGTGCATTAACATATCAGGGCGCATTTACAGCACAGGGTGGTATTCAGAATACTCCAATTGGTAATGCCACTGCCAGCACTGGTGCGTTCACCACATTAACAGTAAATGGTGTGAACGTCGCCGCGGCAATTGATACGATCAGCAATGCGGTTAGTATTGTCAGTCAGGCACTGTCAGTTGAGACAGCAAATAGAACATCAGCTGACAACGCACTGAGTGTTCGCATTGACACAGTCAGCAATGCAGTATCAATCGTTAGCCAGGCACTGTCAGTTGAGACAGCAAATAGAACATCAGCTGACAACGCACTGAGTGTTCGCATTGACACAGTCAGCAATGCAGTGTCAGTTGTAAGTCAAGCATTGAGTGTTGAGACTGCCAATCGGGTGTCAGCAGTTAATGTGGTTAGTAATACTCTAAGCGTTGAAATAGCTAACCGTATCAGTGCTGATAATGCATTGAGCAATTTAATTAGCGCACTGAGTAACAGTGTATCAGCCACATACGTAAACAAGACAACCGCAGTAGTCAACAACCAATTGGTTGTTGTTGCCCCATCACCAGTAACTGAAGGTGGCCAGATTGTTCTAGCTTGGGCTAACATTTCAGGTATCACTGGGCAAGCTAACAGCACCTGGAACATTGATGTCGATGGCACCAATAGCCTGCGCTTCTTCTATCAGAATGCCGCAGGTGCGACTGCTGTACCACTTTCGATTACACAATCCAACGGTAACGTTAACGTTTTAGGTAACATACTGGCATCCAATTACTATTGGTCCAATGGCGTC